CACAGCAGATCGCATAGTATTAACCCCTGGAATCCCTTTTGAGGTTCCCAGGGGCATGAGGCATCAAATGATTGCCTTGGAAGATTCTGAATTATATGAGTTCTCTACGACTCACTTTGAGTCTGACTCGTATCGGGTGGTGAAGGGAGATTGACATATTCTTCCACGGTCATAAATTTTTTACCGATCCAGTGTCCTGCAGATCTGGTTTCGTATTGATACTTACCTTTTAAATGTTCGGGGAAGGGGATCTCTTGGATCTCCGCCCCGTATTTTTTTGCGATGATTTCAGCCACTTCTTTGAATGATATTGTATGCCCAGATCCGATATCATATATTCCAGAAGGTGCCTCGTTGTCAACGACAACATCAATAACATCCTCAACCCACACAAAGTCTCGCATCATCTTATCAGAACCCTCAAAGATTTTGATGATACCTTCTTCTTCTGCCTGTTGAACAAATTTACTAACAGGACTTTGCTGATTGCCTTTGTGTTCTTCACCTTGACCATATACATTAAAGAATCTAAATCCTTGAATACTTTCAAATCTATCGATGTTATCAAGAACCCAGTAATCAATTTGAGTTTTTGTCAGGGCATAAAAATTCAAAGGATTCATTGATCCATCAGTGCTGTTTCCATACACAGAAGCCGAAGAAGCATACTTTACTGGAATCTGATATTCGATTGCTTTATTAAATAATTGTAATGTAAGGTCAACGTTATAATAATGCAGTTTATTTAAATCAGTTTCGGTCGTAGATGAGATCGCTCCCATATGAATGATCTCATCAATTTCATCCCACTTCGTAAATCTTTCGATAATGTGAGATGCGTTGTGCTGCTCAAGTCCAAGAAAATTTGTATACTTCTTGATGAAGTATGATCCAATAAAGCCATTATATCCAGTGATCAGTTTCATGCTAATTACGACAGTATAAATAAGTATAACATAAAAGGACTATAGCGACGACAAGATGTCTAATCCCACTTTTGGTTATTTAGCGTCTCTTGTTCCAGCGTTAAAAACAAGAGAAGTTCTTCACACTGCACCTGTTGGTAAAGTTGTAGAAGGTAAAATCGTAGTAACTCACAGAGATCCATATCCAGTAAGGGTTAGAATCGGTGTGTCTTCTGGCGGCATTACTCAATTCAACCCAGAAAATTATATTCTATACGATTACCAAATTGCAGAGGGACAAAGTTATGAAAGTGATTTCATTTATTATGGCAATGAACAGAGTCTGGTAGTTTGGGCAGATTCTCCTTTAACTAATTTCATTATTCATGGTCAGGTTCAAGATGATCCAACTGATACAGGTTTTGTATCTGCCGCAAAATTAACTCCAAAAACAAATACAGTATTATATACAGTTCCTGATGGCGAAGAAGCTCTGTTAAGTCTCTTTGTTTCTAATCAAGGTCCATCAAATGGAAGATTTAGAGTTGCCATCAGTGACGAAAATGCTGGATCTTCTATTACTACAGACCAATATATTGAATACAACACCGACATTGTACCAAGAACTTCATACCAAAGAACAGAGATTAAAGTAAGAGGCAATCAATCTATTGTTGCTTATTCTGATAATCCAGATTTAGCATTTTCGGTGTATGCTAAATTTAATTACTCTGTAGTTAGCACAGACTTTACTGTTGCTGGCGATTTGGATGTTGGTGGAAATTCTTTATTAAGATCAGAATTAGAAGTTAGAGGAACTTCTCTCTTTAAAGAACCTGTTGTATCTGAAAAAACATTATCTATTGGTACAACAGCAGCGTCGGCTCCTCTAGTTTTAACTGGTCCATTATCAATTAAATCTTCTGGGGAAGGAGGAGGCACTCTTGCTTCTATTTCAGATACAACAGGAAATATTCTGACTTCAGGTTCTTTGATTTCTTCGTCAGTAACCACTTCTGGAGATCTTGTTGTAGGAAACAACAAATTAGTTGTTGACTCTGATACAGGAAACCTTACTGTAGCTGGTACTCTCGACCTTCAAGGAGGTTTTGGAGGCAACCTGAATCTTCTAAATAATAAAGTAACGAATCTGGCAGATCCATCTGCCGCGACGGACGCGACTAATCGTAGGTACGTCGATAGTAAAGTTGTAGCATTCTCTATCGCACTAGGATAATAACGGAGTTTATAAATGGCAAAACGACAAATTAGAGACTATGTATTCTCCCCAGGTATCGCTGGTGTCGGCACACTGAAAGTCCTTGATAAGGTAGATGTTGATCAAATTCTATTGATCACCAATGCTACAAAAAATATTTTCTTATATAATTTTAGCGATCCCAACCTACCAATTTCAACAGAATTTACATCTACAACGGATGGTTCTGATCCTGATTTTCCATATAGTAATACGCTTTCCAATGGCGTAACTACTATTACATTTTTATATGATACATCTTCACACGCTCCCACCGACAAGATTCAAATCTTTGTCGAAGCGGAAGAGCAGAAGATGCGTCCATACGACTTTGGTACTGATGCTATCGAACGTATGAGGTTTGCAGAACCTCAATCGATGATTGACGCTGACTTTGAGTATGGTATCCAACCAACCAAGTGGCAGTCTCTTGACCTGCTGCGTGGTTATCCTTCTATCTACGAAGTTCCTGGTTCTGATATTGCTGTTATAAACATTGTAACGGATGCTTCTCAAGGCTCTGGCGGCATTGGTCCTTCTCTAATTACTGTAGATACCGTTCTAGATCACAACTTAAATGTAGGAGATCCTGTATCAGTCAAAGGTTTGGATGATTCTGTTGTTGGTTTCTCAAAGGCAGAAGGATCATTTATTATCGACTCTGTTCCTACATCAACTCAATTTAGATATTACGCAAAAGCAAAAGTAGGAACTTCTCCTGCTACTCAATTAAGAAGCACGTTCACAGTTCTCAAAGAAGCTGGTTTCTACACTGGCGCAGAAATTGGAAACTCTCCAACATTCACAGTAGAGTCTCAAGGTGCTAGTGGTAGTTTTCTAACAAGAGGATCAACTGCCTCTGGATCTACTAGATTGGGCGTTTCTACTGCTTCTACATTGCCACCTATCGGTGCCCCTCTTACTGGATTAGGAATTCCATCTGGAACACAGGTAACAGCAGTTATTGACGTAGATTCAACTCTAAACATTACAAATAGTTTTACAGCTCCAGTATCAGAAATTGTTTTTAACGATACATCTACTATTGAAGTTGGTGCTGCATTAGATAATGGTGATGGTACGACCATCTATGTAACTAACATCGAAGGTACTACTGTTACATTGTCTTCTCCATATACTGTAAGTAAAACTGGTAACAGCTTTATTTCACAACCAACATCAGGATCTACTATTAATTTTGGACAGGGAAGTGGTGCATCATTTGATGTTACTAGAGAGAATGGATCTTATTCCACAGTAATTATCAACCCCCAAAATTTCTACAATAATATCAGTAACTATACTTATACTGGACTTGGCACTCAAGCTACATTTAATGTAGAGAGAGTTGGTGGAGCATCGCCATCTTATGCCAATGTATTTTTAGGTAACACTGGTCAAGATTACTCTGCCACAGAAGTTATTACCATTTTAGGTAGCGATCTTGGTGGCACTGATGGAATTAATGATCTGGCAATTACAATTCAAACGGTAGGAGCTGTTGGTGAAATTTTAACTTTCACTGTTAATGGCACTGCGTCAAATGACCAACAAAATGCTGGTCAAGGTTATTTTGCTGGTGAAGATCTAGTAATTTATGGTAATGCTCTTGGAGGAACGTCTCCATTAAATGATCTTACTATTCATATTGATACAGTTGGAGCTAGCGGAGAAATCTTAACATTCAGTGCGACTGGTGTAGCAATTCCATCCAGTTCTACATACACTAGTGTAGAGCAATCTTCTACTTCTGGAACAGGATTCAACTCTGCATTTACAGTCGAAAGAATTGGTACTGGTCAATCAACTGCTCAAGTAGATGAAGTTGTGGTTGGTGGTGTTATTGAAGTAAATGATGTTTTCAATGTAACTATTGATGGCAGTAATACATTCTCTTACACAGCACAATCTGGTGACACAATCACTGCGGTAAGAAATGGTCTTATCAATGATATAAACACAAATTCATCTACTGTTTATGCAAGCACTGGATCAGATAGTTCAACATTATTAGTCACTGCTTTAGTACCTGGAACGGCATTCACATGCTCTGTGCTGACAGAAGATGCTGGTGGAAATCCAGCAGATACTCAAACTTTAACAACACAAAATGTTACTCCAAATGAATCTTCGTCAACAACTCCTGCTTATAATGTAACTGTTTCAAATCCAGGTTCTGGATATGCAAACCTAGACACAATTACAATTCTAGGATCTCAACTTGGCGGTACTGATACCGTAAATGACTTAACCATTACAGTGCAGACAGTTAACGCTTCTGGTGGCATCACAGGAATTACAGCTTCGGGAACTCCTTGGGATGGTAACCAAATTTACATTAATTACGTAGCAAACCCAACTGCATTTAATGCCCTATTCTTACCAAGAATTATCAGCTCTTCATATCAACCAGAAATTAGTGCATCTGGAGAAGGATATAAAATTGGTTATCAATTCAATATTCCTGGGGTGACTCTTGGTGGTACTTCCCCGACAAATGATCTTGTAATTACAGTTACAGACGTAGATGACACTGGAGCTATTACAGAAATTACTGCTGCTGGTACTCCAGTCTCTGGAGATTCGATTGCATTCTTCCCAGCAATTTCTTTGAGTTCTGCTACATCTAACGTAATTGGAAATGCTTCTAATATTACATATGCGGCCATCGCAAAAATTCTTGTTGAATTCAATTCAAACCACGGTCTAGTTCCTGGCGATACTATTCTTTGCGCGATTACTTCTAATGGATCTGGTCATGATTTGGCATCTGGACCTTTCTTTGTAGACGAAGTTCCCGCTCTCAATCAACTCGCATACGTCGTTAGATCTACTGGAACTGTTTCCACAGGAATAACAGGTAGAGTATACCCAAGAACAGACTGCTTCTATACTCACAGACCTTTTGATGGTGGTGTGCAGTTAGGAACAGGTTCTCCTGCACATGGCGCACAGTCTGTTCGTCAATCTAAAAAGTACATCAGATATCAATCTGGTAAAGGTATCATGTATACCACTGGTGCTCTATTTGCACCATCATATGACTTGAGATCTGTAACCTCTGATGGAACTGCGGTTGGCAGTATTATTACTGTTGTTACTGATGACCTCAATCACGGTCTTCAAGTAGGTGCAGAAGTTCAACTACTAGGATTGAACACTCCTGGATATAATGATCATTATACGGTTGCATCGATTGTAGATGAAATTACTTTTACTGTTATTGCACAACAACCTTTAGCACTCACACAAGCAGCATTTGGAGATCAGCCATCAGTAGCTCTCTATAGATGGAAAGGTGCTACTGTTCGTGCTGGTGCATTTGATGATCAGAATGGTATTTTCTTCCAGTATGATGGAACAAACCTTGCAGTTGGATTGAGATCTTCTACATTCCAAATTGCAGGAACTGTAACTGCTCAACCTAGCAATAACACTATCCTCGGAAATAATACCAAATTTACAGAACAGTTATCTGTTGGTCAAAGATTAGTTATCCGTGGAATGTCTCATGTTATTACAAAAATTGATAACGATACTAGACTCTTTGTAAATCCAGACTTTAGAGGTGTCTCACCCGCAGTTAATGTTAAAGCCGCATTGACTAAAGAAATTATTATTCCACAAGATAGATGGAACATTGACAAATGTGATGGAACTGGTAAGTCTGGTTACAACATCGAGATCAACAGAATACAGATGATCGGATTCCAGTATACATGGTATGGTGCTGGATTTATTGACTGGATGCTACGTGGTCCTTCTGGTAACTTTATCTTCTTACATAGACTGAAAAATAACAACAGAAACAACGAAGCATTTATGCGTTCTGGTAACCTCCCTGTTCGTTATGAGGTCATCAATGAAGGTGCTAGAGGAAGACTCAATACCTTATTAACATCCACAGAAACTGATAGTTTACAGTTACAATCTAATGGATCAGAATTGTTCCCCAACAGCGGAACTGTTTTGATCAACAACGAAATTATTAGATATACCAATAAACAAAATTCTACACTAACAGGATTGACCAGATCAGCAACATTTACAAACTTTGCTGCTGGATCTCAAAGATCTTACACAGCAGGCGAAGCTGCAGCACACAGTGTAAACACTGGTGTTATTCTACTGACAAATACTGCGACTCCACAGATTAATCACTGGGGTTCTGCATTCCTGACTGATGGTGGATTCGATGAAGATCGTGGATACCTGTTCAACTATCAGGAAAAAGAAATTGAGATCACAACTACGAAATCTACTCTGTTCTTGATCAGACTATCACCTAGTGTTTCCAACGCTATCACTGGTGATCTAGGTGAAAGAGAACTGATCAACAGAGCACAGCTTCTTCTCAAGAATCTTGAGATTACCACCCAAGGTGGAACGTCCTCTCAAGGTGTTATTATTGAGGGTGTTCTAAATCCCAAGAACTACCCAACTAATCCAAATGACGTTACCTGGGCAGGTTTGAATACGGGCGGTGCAGGTGGACAACCATCATTCGCACAGATTGCATCTGGTGGTGATATTACATTCGTCGGCGGTACTGCTCCTATTAGTGCTACTAACGCTGGAAGCCAGAACTACTCTTCTAACTATGTCTTCTTCAATACATCAGACATCGGTGGTGTACAGATTGGTTGGTCTGTTACTGGTGGTGACTTGAGAGGAGGTACTACGGTTGTTAACATCTTCAGAAGAAACAGCAGTACAACATGGATTCAGTTCTCCGACAGAACTAGAGCAGGTAACGCAGGCACAACAACATATACATTCGAACCACTGACTGGTGCTGCAATTCCTGGAGAACAGGTATTTGCATTCACAGCATCTCCTGGTAACAGAGACGCCATCGATCTTTCCGAACTGAAGGAACTTACCAACACCCCAATCGGTGGTAGAGGTACATTCCCCAACGGTCCAGACGTACTAGCGATCAACGCATACCTAACTTCTGGTAATCCAATTAATGCAACGATCAACGTTCGCTGGTCCGAAGCACAGGCATAAGGAGTAACTAATGGCAGAACCCGCATCGAGAGCAGAACTTAAAGAGTATTGCTTGAGGCGTTTAGGTCATCCAGTTCTTGAAATTAACGTAGATGATGATCAGCTGGATGACCTAATTGATGACGCTTTCCAATACTATAGAGAGCGTCATTTTGATGGCGTTGAAAAGATGTATCTCAAACATGAGATTACAGCAGATGATGTAACACGATTTGAATCTTCTAATGAAACAACATCGACGCTTGCTCCCGATGCAGCGACATGGGTGAATAGAAATAACTTTATTGAGATTCCAGAGCATGTAGTTGGGATCTCAAAAGTATTTGGTGTCTCTTCTAACTGGGTTCGTAATGACCTATTTGGATTGAGCAATCAATACTTCCTGATGGATATCTTCTCGTTCTCATCAGGTTTTGCTTTTGGCAACTTTGACATGACGAACTACTTTATGATTCGTCAATACTTCGAGACTCTTGACATGGTTGTCAACACTGGAGCTTTAGTACAGTTTAGATTCAACCAAAGACAAGATCGTTTGTTCATCGATATTGATCAATCAAGATTGGCTGAAGGAAATTATCTTTTAATCGAATGCTATCGTTATCTAAACCCAGATGACTACACTCAAGTATACAATGATAGCTTTGTCAAGCAATATCTGACGGCATTAATTAAGAGACAATGGGGTCAGAACCTAATCAAATTCAATAACGTACAACTGCCTGGTGGTGTATCACTTAACGGCAGACAGTTGTTTGAGGATGCACAGAAAGAGATTGACGCTCTCATGGAGAAGAGCGCAACCTATTATGAACTCCCCCCAATGGATATGATCGGATGAAGAGTATCTATTTTCCACAGCACGGTGGTGTTAACACCGAGCAAAACCTTATCCAAAGTTTAGTTGACGAACAGATTAGATTGTTCGGTAGTGATGTTTATTATCTTCCAAGGAAGATGATTAAGGATATTCCCCTCAATGATGTATTGTATTCAGAGTTCAAGACTCAATACATGATCGAGATGCTGCTGATCAACGTAGAGGGTTTTGGATCAGCACCATCAGAATTTATCAGCAAGTTTGGTTTGCGTATCACTGACGAGATTACAATGGTTGTCTCGCAGAACAGATGGAGTCAAGTATTCCAAGAGTTTGCTGACATCACTACTGTAGATGGCAGACCTAACGAGGGAGATCTAATCTATCTACCTCTTACCGAAGATCTATACGAGATCAAGTTTGTAGAAAGAGAAGCACCCTTCTATCAGTTAGGTAAGAACTATATCTATACAATGACTGCCGAGATCTATGAGCTTGGTAACGATGAGTTTGAAACTGGCATCGAAGAGATTGATGAGATTGAAGAGATCTTCGCACCTTCAATTACTATTGATATGGATCCAGCGGCTACTACACATTACATTCAAGGCGAGACAGTAACTGGTGGAACTACTGGCACAACTGCCGAAGTATCATTCTGGGATAGAGATAATCACAAACTTACACTTATCAATAGAAACGGTAACTTTACCCCTGGAGAGACCATCACTGGATCTGAAAGTGGCGTTGTCCAAGACAGCGTTAATGTCGATAACTTGACACTGGAAAACGTTGAATACGCCGACAATAAATATATTGAAACAACAGCTGATGATCTTCTCGACTTCACCGAGAGGAATCCATTCGGTGAGTATGGTAAAGTAACTGGTGAGTTCTGATGTTAGGTCCACATTTTTATAACGAGGCGATTAGAAAAACAGTAATCGGTTTCGGAACATTATTCAATAACATTGAGATCAGAAAAAAAGATCCATCAACTGGTGATGTGATTGAGGCAGAGAAAGTTCCTCTGGCTTATGGTCCCAAGAATAAATTCTTGACACGTCTTGAGCAGAATCCTGACGTTGACAAGAAAGTCGCTATCACTCTACCACGTCTCTACTTTGAGATGACTGGTATTAACTATGATGGTGCGAGAAAGACTGCGCCTACACAGAAATATAAAACAGTCATCAGTGATGATGGAACTGAAATTAAGATGCAGTATGTTCCTGTTCCATATAATATGGAGTTTGAACTTGGCATTATCTCTAAATCGCAGGATGATGGACTACAGATTCTTGAACAGATCTTACCATACTTCCAACCTAACTTTAATATCACGGTCAATATGATCAGTGATATGAATGAAAAGAAAGACATCTCTATTGTTCTTAATGGTATTAACCACGAAGATGACTGGGATGGGGACTTCTTAAACCGAAGATTTATTACTTGGACTCTTAACTTCACCGCCAAATCTTACATCTACGGTCCTTACAGCAACAGTGGTCTCATCAAGAAGGCAACTGTATATGAATCAATTGGAGATCCTGATCAGAACAAACGAGAAGTTGCACTTACATACACACCAAAAGCATTGGAAGATAAAAACAATGATGGTGTTATCGATGCTGCTGACGATGCACTGGTTGTCAGCACAGATGACTTTGGATTTAACGAGGGGATTGAATTGCTATGAACGAATTTGAAAAGAACATGGAAGATATCTTTGATATCGAAGTTGAAACTACAGACATCGAACCAGTCGAAGAATCTAAACCATCCAAGCCCGCCCCCAAGAAAGAGGACAAGGATGATCAAAGTAAAGACTATGAATATTCTAGAGCACAGCTTTACAACCTCATAGATAAGGGTCAGGAGGCGCTCAACGGGGCGTTAGAGGTGGCGCAGGAGTCAGGGCACCCTAGAGCGTATGAAGTCGCTGTGAACGCTATGAAGCAGGTTGCAGACACCACTGACAAACTGATTGATCTACAGAAAAAGATGAAGGACCTTGAGGCACCCACCAAGAAGCAGACTAATAACACCACAAACAATCTATTTGTTGGTAGTACAGCAGACCTTCAAAAAATGCTCAAACAAATAAATAAAGAAAAAGCAGAAGACTAATGGCAATCTTTAAAGTAGTTCAACACATTGGTGATCTGACAGATAATGCCGATGCTGTAATTAATAGCACTGGACACATTATTAAAACTGGTTTATACAGAATTTCAAATGCAGCTGCACAACCAGCTCATTTTTCTGTTAACGGAAATCCTGATGCAGGAACAGATCCTGATGCTGGTCATATTCTTGCTGGAACTGAAATTATTGTCAAGGGACATTCTCCTAAAAGAGCAAATATTATTGCAGCATCAGCAGCAACATCATGTGTATTAACTGCCGAAGGAAATAGTCAACCTTTTGCTGTTGGCGATTATGCAACTCTCACAGGATCTTCAGTTGCTGGATACAATACTGCTATCACTCATGTAGAGATCACTGCTGTTAGCGGAACATCAATTACTGTTAATGCCAACACCAGTGCTTTAGCAGCATTCACTGGTTCCGCAACTCTTTCCAGATCAGCAAAAGTTTCTGCTCAAGGTGATACAAGTAATGGTCTCGAAGTTTATGTAGACGAAGTTTCTGTTGTTGCTGGGTGATAAATATGAAGTCGTTCAAACAGTTAAGGCATGACATCTCCGAAGGAGCAGCCTGGACAAAAAAATCAGGACAGAACAAATCTGGAGGACTCAACGAAAAAGGACGAAAGTCTTATGAGAAGGAAAATCCAGGATCTGACCTCAAAGCACCAAGCAAGAAGGTTGGAAATCCCAGGAGGGCATCCTTCTGCGCTCGAATGAAGGGCATGAAGAAGAAATTAACCAGCAAAAAAACTGCTAACGATAAGGACTCTCGCATCAATAAGTCACTTCGTGCGTGGAATTGCTGACATAACTGTAAAAATATTGTTAAAATTGTGTATTATTACATAGGGAACCTATAATTAGTAAGTGAGTTTTGATATGAAAATGCGTCTCAACGACACAGATATAACACGTTTAATCACAGCCTGTAAACTCTATCAAGAGAATACTGGTAGTGAATGGATGTGGGAACAATATGATGACTTGATCAATAAGCTCAAAACTTATCAAGATCAATATTCGACAAAAGAATGAAATTTATTTTCGCATTTCTTGCAACACTATTCCTGGCAGCACCCGCATGGGCAGTTGATGTTCAGATGGGTTACGACGGTAACCTCGTTTTCGAACCAGCAGAAGTAACAATTGCTGCAGGAGAATCAGTTCACTTTGTAAACAACATGCTACCACCCCATAATGTGGTTGTAGAAGATCACCCAGAAATCTCTCACGAAGGTCTCGCTATGATGCCTGGTGAAGAGTTTGATGTGACCTTTACCGAAGCAGGAGACTACACTTACTGGTGTGGTCCTCACAAAGGTGCGGGCATGATCGGTACTATACACGTAAACTAATGTTTAATAAATGGGGTAAGGACATAGAACCACCCGAAAGATTATCAAGAGAAGATGTTCAGGAGATGATTGATGCAGCAATACGACGACACAATCGGAATGCTTCGATTATTAGTATGTGTGTTGGTTGGGTTGTTCTTGCACTTTTTGCTGAAGGTCTTCTTCGACTTATCGGAGTAATACCCCCTGTACTACCATGGCTCAACATTACCCTGAATTAATTGGTATTGTTTTACTATTGGTGTTTGCTGCCACAATGTTCTATCAGGGGACATTGATTATGACAGGCAAACGTGGTTATAGGCATTGTGAGCGTGAAAAGAAAAAGATGGATAACGCTCGTAAGCAAATAGAAGATTTATTTAAAGACAAATGAAAGTAGGAATGATCGGATTAGGTAGGATGGGTGAGGGTATGTCTCGCCGTCTTATCGCAGCAGGACATGAAGTTCATGGTTATCGCAACAATGTTAAAAAAGCAAATGAGCAATATGAGAAGGGTTATATCAGTGGATATACCACTTCTTTGGAAAGCCTTGTTCAAATAGTTAAGACTAAAGAATCATATGGAGAGAAGTCTGGAGAAACTTTACGTTTTCCACAACCAGGCATCTTCATGATGGTGGTTCCAGCAGAAACTGTAGAGGATACCCTCAATGACTTACTACGATTTTGTCGTGAAGGCGATATTATTATTGATCATGGCAATAGCAATTTTAAGGACAGTCGGAAAAGAGCCGAGCGCCTTGCAAAACTTGGCATCGCGTATATTGACTGTGGTACTAGTGGTGGTGTTTACGGTCTGGACCGTGGATACTGTCTTATGGTTGGTGGCGGAGATACTGCGGTCACCACTTGTCGTCCAATTTTTGATGCCCTCGCCCCAGGAATTGATTCTGCCCCCAGGACTCAACCTAACTCATGGGTAACACAAGCAGAGCACGGATGGTTGCATTGTGGTGGACCAGGAGCAGGTCATTTTGTCAAGATGGTCCACAATGGTGTTGAGTATGGCATTATGCAAGCATATGCCGAAGGATTTAATATTCTCCACGAAGCAAACGCAGGTGCCAAGTATGTCAAAGCAGGAGACGCAGAAGTTGCGCCAATGGACAACCCTGCCGATTATTGCTACGACATTAATGTTGCTGAAGTGGCTGAGCTATGGCGTCGTGGTTCTGTGGTTGGGTCTTGGTTACTTGATCTTACCGCTGATGTTCTACGGCGCGATAGAGAGCTTGGCAAGTTCGATGGTGGAGTATCAGACTCTGGTGAGGGTCGTTGGACGGTTCACGCTGGTGTGGATCTTGGCGTACCCATTCCTGTTATCAGCAGTGCGCTGTGGGCACGTTTTGAGTCGCGCCGTCTTGGTGCTTTCACGGCCAAGGTTCTGAACGGAATGAGAGCAATGTTTGGTGGTCATGATGTTAGGTGAAGCACTTAAATGGTTGGCAATACCATTTGTATTATCCACGATATATTTCGGGATACGAAAAGGTGAGAATGACTACTACGACTCGGACGACTATGATGGAAACGGAACCGCACACTGAAATACTTACTTACCAGATAGTAATCTTCGGTGCTACTGGAGATCTGGCAAAGAAGAAACTAATCCCTGCTCTGTATAAACTACACAAGAAAAATTTACTTCCAAGTAATCTTGTGATTGTAGGGACATCTCGTCGTGAGATCGCAAAACAAACATGGGTGGAATCTTTGGGAGAGTATCCTGAAGACTTTCTCCATCGTCTGGATTGGATTAGCACTGATCTGAATAATCCAGATTCATTGAAAAATCTTCCAGATGCAGATGATTCAACTTACTTCTTATCTGTACCACCAGAACGCTATGAGAATGCTATCATCAATCTCAAAGAAGCAGGACTCCTCAACAACCCAGAACTCTCGCGTGTTGTTATTGAAAAACCCTTTGGGCACGATTATAAATCTGCTGATAATTTATCAGCTGTGGTTGCTAGACATCTACGCGAGAAACAAGTCTATCGCATTGACCATTATCTTGGTAAAGATACTGTCAATAACATACTTGCTACTCGTTTCAGCAACATTCTTTTGGAACCACTTTGGAACCG